GGGCATGATTGAAGACGATGCGTCTACTGACAATAATCAGGCCCCAAGATTGAGGAACTTGCAAGTCCCTAAGGATCAAATACAAGCTGACCACATGGCAATTGATGTGATAAAAGGTAGGGCTTTTAGCACTGAGTTTATTAGTGTCCCCAAAGGGGTTGCTAAGCAGCAGTTGAAGCCCGGGAATCTTGCCTATGGGAACATCTTTTCTTCTATGCTTTTCTTCACTGGCACCTTGAACCTGCACGTTACTCACGATGCAAAATGCGAGGTTATGGTGGCACATTCGTACTATGACATTGACATCGCTGATACAGACAGGCACTATGCCATGATGGTCACTACTGGATTTGGAGCTGTTTTTGTGCCGCGTTCAACCCCGACAACATTTAAGGTGCCTTTCTATAGTCTTACACCATTCCGACGCGTTGGTGATTATGGGAAGCTTTATGTGGTGTCGATGACCAATGCGGCATTTAGTTTGAGTGTGTCGATGTCGTTTGGAGCCGACACGTCGTTTCATTTTTTCCAGTCGCCCCCTCAGGCAGTTGCTGCGGTTGCGTTGGGAAATGGGGAAACGCGAATTCCGTTTCGCTATTACCCTTCACTCTTGCACCAAGCCATGCCATTGACTTCGGTGGGATTAGGGGCGACTAGCGTGTTCAAGGAAGGAATGTACGAATGTACGTTGCAATCTTTCCCACCGAATGGTGCATCGGCTACCGCTGCAAGGTGGCCATTGGTGGCACAGGAATTGTCTGCCATAAAACAAGTCCATGCTTTCTCAACCAAGGCTTGGCCAGCGTTTTATTTTTATGATTTTCCGCGCATGGTGGAGGCAGTTGCGGGCTCTTATTTGGTGCAAAAAGCTCCTACCACTACCGCATTTGCCATTGCAGTGAGGGTTTTCTACAAAGGCGGCTTTTACACTCGTGATGGTGCAGATATTGATGAAGCTATGTGCAGAGCGTGTTTTGCAGCGCTGTATTTGACTGATCCCGAGGGGCTCGCGGTCGCTATGGCCGCGATTTTGATTCGTAGTGGGGACATTGAGGTGAACCCAGGACCTGCCACACAGGTTCTGAAGGAGCTTTCCGATTTCCTTCACTTTGAAATTGTTTATGACTTGAAACCCAGTGGGATTGGTTTTGATTGTGAGGTGATAATTGGGCCTGTGGTCTTTCCAAAAGGATCTGCTCTGTCGAAGAGAAGGGCCCGTGAAAATGCGGCTTGTGTCGTAGTTGATCAATTGAAAAGTTGTGTTGAATCCGGTGTTTTTGCTGTGGCGAGCTTGTTGTCACTTAAGTGTAGTTTAAAGTGGTTTGGAGACTCGCATTGCATGTGCTCGGTCGGGGATAGAGATTTTGAGCTGGCTATAGGTGCGAGTCGTGCGGAGACTTTGCTTGAGGCATTGGAAGTGGCGATCAAGGCTTTGATCCAAAAGATAGATCCAGTGGTTCCATCTTTACTGATTATCGGCGGTGTTGAGCAGAATCCTGGTCCATCAGTGGTTTTTTGTGATAGGGGTCTTTACCAACACTATGGATTGTGTGTGGATAACCAGGTAATACATTTGAACACAGAGGATATATTGGAAACTGCTATATCCGGAAAAGTTGACCTCATAGTTGAGCCGTACGTTCCAGGTAAATGGGTGGTCAAGGAGGACATTGATTTGACTAATAGTCAAGTTATTACGAGGGCGCAGCGAATGGCCGAATCCCTTGGGAAATTTTCTGTCAATTACAATTGCGAGACTGTTGTTAATCGTATAATAGGTCGTAATGTGGCGTTGCAGTCAATTGGATTTACAGGGGTTACACTTCTGGTGATAGGAGTGTGTATGATGTTTATGATTACCCCTCAAGGAAAGGCTCGTGAATTGTTCACTGGTATTTCTGATGCCCAATTTGCAAATTTACAAAATGCGATGGGGTTTTTAGACCCAGCAAGACTCAAGTCCATTTGCGGAGCAGTTATTTCAGACACCTGTCGGAACTTGATGAAGGGGGTGTTGCGTGCTGCCTGCTATGCTTTCATAGTAGCGCAAAATCCGACTATTGGTACTATAGTGTCTACGATGATACTGGCTGGGTTGGACATACATGGGACTGTTGGTGGCTGTCAGGATGTGGTGGAGAAAATTGGTACTTCTGGTGTCGGAGACTTTCTTGATAGTGTTGTTGAGGCAAGTGGTGCAATTGATGACAAAGAATCAACTAGTGTCGCACGTGAGACTATATCCAAATTAACCAAATGGAAAACTTCCCATTTTGGTATTAAGAAGAGTCCCGAAGGTTTTGGAACGAAAGAATTTAATACCGCGTCGTTGACTTCCAGAAATTTGGAATACTGGTTTCAGAAGCTCCGGGAGTTGTTGACATGGTTGTGTGACAAGATCAACCCAACGAATATTAAGAACGCTGTGCAGTATTTGAACACGCATGAGGAGATGATAGTGTCCGATATTGCGTCAGTGAATGATTTGATATCGGAGGTGACAGATGGGGGAGTTATGACTCTTGAACAGCGTGAAATGTGGAATGTGTTGCATGATCGAATGAATCGTCATCATGTTGCTGGATTATTGGCCGTAAGTGATCGTAGGAATCAGCTAATATCCAGTGCCATGTTGGCACTTCGTCGGATGCCTGTTGGACAGAAGAAACCACGAGATCGTATGAGGTTGGAACCAATAGCAATCCACCTTAAAGGGATGCCGGGCCAGGGCAAATCGATGTTGATGTCCCGTTTGGCTGGGGCACTTGCTAAGAAACTGGACACCTCAGTATATGACCATCCACCAAATTGTAAATACTTTGACAATTATGCAGGACAAAAAGTCCATACCATTGATGAGTTTATGGCCTGTCGTGATGAAGAAGATGCCACGATGATACTGCAGTTGGTGAGTAGTTCACATTGCGTTTTGCCTATGGCTGATTTGTCCGCGAAAGGGATGTATTATCAGGGTGAATTTTTGATCACAACATCTAATTCTGTTCCAACTTCAGAGGTCAAATTGCGGTGCGCCGACGCTTTAGCCAGGCGTTTTCGTGTTGTGGAAATTCGTGCCAAGTCTGATTATTTGGAATCTGGGTTGGGACGTAATAAAGTGTTCAATGCCTCCAAGGCTATTGCAGATGGTTCTTATATCAATGGTAGTTGTTGGGAGATTTCGGAGGGGCCCAACGACATCGGGCGCACGTTTGTCGACTTTGATTTGAAGGCATATGTCGATGAGTTAATGTGCTATCACAAAGCGAAGAAATGCACACTTGAGTGCATGTTGAAAGAGCCACAAGGACCTCAAGCTGATTATGGAGTTGAGTATAATGCGTTGACGGGCAACATAGAATTTTTGACCGAGCCAAAATTCGCTTTGCCTATGTGCGAAAACGGCAAAATGTTTTCTTCCAAGTTTACATCTAAGGTGAAGGATATTTGGGAATCATTGAAGAGTCCTAAGTCATTGGACGTTGCCATTGCAATTGGTGCATCGATTATGGCTTTGTCGGCAGTCGTGGCCGTTTGTCTTTTGATTTGGAAATGGACAGGGTTCAAGGGTGGTTCATTTCTTGGTGGTGAAAAATCCCTTGATCCTGAACCTGAGTCACAGGGACCATATGATGGTACGCTTCCGCGACCTAGTTTGAGGAAAGTGGTGACCAAGAAATTGCAAGGGGGAGATGTGCCTTTACATTTGCTCCGTAACTGTGTGAAGATCCAGTGGTCAGGTGGAGCCACACAGAATGGCTTGGCATTGGGTGGCCGGAAGATTCTGACGAATAAGCATACATTGGGTACAGGGTCTGTAGATGTTGTGTCTAGGGAAGGTGTGTTGAGTTTTGATGTTCATGACGCAGATTGGATTGCGGTCGATCAAGAAGGTGATGGGGAAACCGACTTGGTTATTTTTGAGTACCCTTCCCATGTTGGTTATATGTTTCCAGACGTCACCCGACATTTGTGTGATCCAGAAGATGGGCGTGATGCAGTTTTGTTTGTCAACCAAGGAGGTGGTGTTTTTGCACAAATTGCTTGTGAGAATGTCGTAGTCAGAGATTACCAGTTGTTCTCTGGACTCGGTCCGATGTTTGGCCATATTGAGTATTTTGCACAAACCTCCAAAGGAGATTGTGGCAATCCCGTAATGCAGAAGATTCGTGGAGCGTGGAAGGTTGTTGGTTTGCACAATGGTGGATCAAGTCAGGGTGTTGCTTGTGCTATGAGAGTTAGCTTAGCTAACCAAGTTCTGAAAGAGAAGGAGGCCCAGGGTTTGGTTGTCGAGAAAAAACAGACAACTAGGGCCCATCAGCCTAAAAGGACTAAGATTACTAAATCACCTTGTTTTGGGGCCTTTGAGGAAGAGAAAGGACCCAGTGTTTTGAATCCACGAGATCGACGTTTGGAAGTGGAGGTTCATGATTTGGTGAAGAAAGCCTCGGGTAAGTACAATGTTGATAGGTTTAATGTTGATGATGGTGATTGGATAGTTGCTAAGCACCGGGTCACAGAGCGGTTGCGTTCGGTTTGTAGTTTGGGTTATTGTGTTTCACCGGAAAATGCCATTCGGGGCTTGGATTCTAACCCCATAGATTCGTCAACGTCACCTGGAGCTAAATACGTTACACGTCAATTGCAGAAGAAAGACTTGTATCAAATTTCGGAGGATGGAGTTTGGGTTTCGGAGATCCTGAGGGTGGATGTTGACCAAATGATGCTTGATGTTAAGGAAGGGATTGCTACAACAAGATTCACAGCCCATTTGAAGGATGAGCTGCGGCCTCTTCCAAAGGTCGCACTCGGAAAGACCAGAGTGATTGAAGGGTGTGAGCTGGATTATGTTGTGGTTTATAGGATGATTATGTCGTCCATTTATCGCGACATCTACTCTTCTCCAACTGTGCAGTGTGGAATTGCAGTTGGGTGTGACCCCTTGTTGGATGCCCAGTCTTGGTATTCCCACATTCGTAAGTACTCGAACTGGCTTGCCATGGATTATTCTGGATTTGATGGCTCTTTGTCTCGAGCGGCAATGCAGGAAGCTGTGGAGGTTTTGGCTGGACTCCATGAATCCCCAGAACTTGTGCGACGTTTGCATAAGCCCGTTGTTGATTCCGAGCATTGGGTTTCGGATGAGATTTGGTCCGTGAGTGGTGGGATGCCTTCTGGATCGCCTTGCACTTCGGTTTTGAACTCAGTTGTTAACCTTTTGATGTTGGAATACCTTTGTGTCTCCAACCAGTTGGAGAGTTATTCAACGTTTGTTTATGGTGATGATTGTGTTGTGGCACACAATGGAGTCCATATGGAGTGTATTCCTCAGCAGATGGTGGATGCGTTTGGGGCTGTGGTAACTCCTGCAACCAAGAATGGTGAGGAATTTTATGTGGAGCTGGCAGATGTTCAGTTTCTGAAAAGAAACTTTGTCAACTCCTCTGTGGGGGTGTTGGGTGCACTCACAATTGAGACCCTTGAGCAGTCCGTGATGTGGACAAGAGGACTGCAAGTGTTTGAGCAGCAGTTGATGTCTACTGCTCTTGAGCTGGTCGCCCATGGCTATGAGGTGTATCAGCAGTTTTCAAGCGCCTGTAATGATGCGTTCAGGCGCAATCGTTCGCGTTTCAAGTTTCCAAAATGGGAGGAGGCCATGTGGGTCTTTTCCCGAGTGCTCGGCTTGTCAGTTGATGCCAAGTCGATCCGCGAGTTTTGGGTCGCGAGCGTTTAGTTTAGAATTTTGTGTTCTTTGGTTCTAGTTTAATTGCAAAAGGAC